ATGCTGAACGGCACAGACCAAGGACAGATGGATGCGATGAAGAGTACGATGGCTGGGTTCAGAGAGGCCAGCGCACAGGCTGCAAAGGCACCAGAAGTCCTGCCTGAGTCAGCGCCTGCGTCCAAGTCTGCGCCTGCTGCTGGCCGTCCGACACCACCTGCACCTGTGTTTACTGGCGAACCTGTTGCCCAGCAAGCTGCTGGCGTAGGCTTCGATGGTAAGAAAGCTCCCCCACCCGCACCTGAACCGGAGGTTTGACATGAAGAAACTGATTGCACTTATTGCGTTTGTTCCCTTGCTGGCCTTTGCTGGTGGCGAGATGAAGGAAGTCTGCCGCATGGAGAAAGATAAGACAGGCAAAGAGAAGAAGGTTTGCAAAACGATCAAGGTACATAAGAAGCTGGAAGGTAAGAAAGTACCGGGTCAGAAATGAATCCCTGGTTAATCCTTGGCTTTGTCCTGGCGGTGGCCGCAGCTGGCGGTGCCGGCCTGTACCAAGGGCATGAGCTGGGCGTGGCCGAGGTGCAACAGAAGTGGGATAAGGAACGGGCTGCGCAGCTGGCAGAGCATGCTGCCGCCCAGGCTGCAGCCCGTGAGAAGGAACAGGAACTGCAGGCCAGCGCTGACCTACTAAGAAAGGATAAAGACCGTGAGATCCGTGATCTTAATGCTCGCACTGCCGCTCTTACTAACAGCCTGCGCGACAGGCCGAGTCGCCCCACCGCCGAAACCAGTACCGTGTCCAGTACCGCCAGTGCTGGATGCCCCACCCCAGTATGTACTGGAGCAGGACTCTCTAGAGAGGATGCGCTCTTTCTTACAGGGGAAGCTGCCCGAGGAGCAGAAGCCGTCGCCCTCCTCAAGCAGTGCTACGCCCAGTATCAAGCAATAAGACAGTAGCGACTCTGGCCGGGCTGGGCGACCTCCTTCGCGCCAAACCACCCGACCAGTTTCCCCGGCTAAGTGCCGGGGTTTTTTTCTGCTGACCCACCCATTGATGCCCCCAGCGCTGCCAGGCGTTTGGCATAGGAAGCAGAGTGCCGCAGCCGCTTGACCGGGTCGATCTTCTCGATGACCGATTGGTTAGCATTGCGCAGCTCTTTGAGGATTGTCATGCGCTCCCTGGCTGGACGCTTACCAGCGCGTGCGGTTTTGTCTGCGAGCTCCTCATACGCATCGCACCAGGCATCAATGTCGGACCAGGTGCTGTTGAGTAAGGCCGGCACCGGTTCACCCTCTGTTCGCTCGGCCTTCATGTCTGGCACCATCAGTGGGTAACTATCTAGCACCTCAGATTCTGCAGAAGGTTCTGCAGATTCGGCAGGCACGTTCTGCAACTCAGCATTGATCTGCTCAAGATCCGGCACATACTCTTCAACCGTCGTGGCAAGAACCGCCTCGATGGTTTCGATTGGTTCGGCTGGCGGCGCAATCATATCCAGCGGGTTTGCCGGGATAGGCGTGACATCTTTGATTGGCCTGGGCTTGGCATCATCAGGGTAGTCGGCGGCCTCCTCGGCGCTGATCAATCCCTTCAAGACATCAGGGAAGGCATCGCGCAGGGCGAAGCCGCGAGCTCGCATCTGCAACATCCGCTTTGGGTACTGCGTCCACGGTCCCTGCTTATTCCAAAGACCAGCACGCTTGGCATCATTGACGCTAAACTTAATTGTCACTGGCTGCCGGCCTTTGCGCCTGGCTATGCAGACAGCAGCAAACTCGCCCGTCCCCTCGACTCCCTCAAAGGTTTCGTCGATACCATCGCAGACCGGGCTAGCCTGCACCAGAGCGGCCATAGCGTCGCCGTAGACGCTTGGCTTCCCATTTATCACCGCGATATTTTGTAACGCCTGCATGGGTGCCAGGCCGAGCTCATAGCCCCATTGCACACAGACCATGATGTCCTGTGGCTTTCCCTGGTAGGCGCGTGGCACCATGCTAGAGTCGGCCAGCATCTTTGAAAACTCCATCGCCTCGCCCATAGTGGCGGGAGCGAATCCCTTAGTTGTAGTCAATTGCATCATCATCCCCTGGTACATAAGTATTTAATGTCTGAAGCAATAAGACAGACAGACTGTCCACCACTTCGTTTGCTTGCTCTTCTGTCATTGTCGGCACCGCATTAAGCAGCGCGACGCAGGCTGCGGCGTGCGCTTGCTCAATGTCTGTCAGCTCTCGGTTGTCCATCAAAGCTCCTTGATTGATAGTGTGGATTGACGAATGCTGTAGGCATCCTTAGCCGGCACGACGCGCTGGGGTGTGGCCTTGTAGAACCGCATTGGCCAGCGGATTTCGTAGTTGCCGACCTTGGCTTTCAATGCCTCGCCCATCATTGCTTTCAACTCTGTCTCTGCCTCGCTGCGTTTGCCCTCGGCATCTTTGATGGCGGCGTTGGCGGCCACGATCTGCCCGACCAGCTGCTGCGCTCGCTCCGGCAAGTGTGCCGTGCGGCTTTCGTCTGCGATCGGATACATGCGGTCAGCGTCTTTGCTGCTCGCCGGGTTGTAGAAATCTATCTCGCCGGTTGCTCTGAATTTTTCTACCTTGTGCTGAAACTCAAGCACGGCTGCCTTGATGGTAGCCAGCGTCTGTGCGTGCGGCTCAAACAGGAAGATCCGCAGCGTGGTTCCCTGATACAGCACGGCTACGGCACCCCAGCGTGCCTGCATGATGTCCATCTGAGCCTGCAGCTGCACGGGACCACGGTAGAGCGCTGGGATTTCTTCGGGCTGTACTGCGGTGAGCTTGGCCTCAAGCACACCAACACCGGCTAACTCAATGGAGTCTTTGCCGATCACATAGATCCCAGCGTCTGGATCGGTGCGGATAATCTGCCCGGCACCATCAGCGCAGCCATCCAGGCTGCAGGCCAGCGGCAGTGTTTCATGGTAGAACGCTTTGTTAAACTCAGTCTTCAGGTCTGTGAGCTGGAGTCGCTTTGCTGTTTCGCGCAGGATAATTTCCTCAAGCCGGTCGCCCCAGGCCATCGATTCATTCTGCTCAAAGTCAGATTCAATGCCGGTAATTGCATTGATGGTGGTCTGCAGCTCATCATTGGGGCTCTGGTATTTAGACAATCCCAACAGCGCAGGAAGCCTGCTGGCTGACATCATTGTGTTTGGGGTTAGCTTTCCTGACATGTTTCCTCCTTGAGTTTGTAGACGCGCACGACCCTAGCATGTGCGGCCTTGTGGATAGCCTCGGTGTAACCGATTGCTATAAATTTTTTTGACTTGAAAACAGCGCCGAGCACAGATGGATGCACGCCTTCAGGTATGTTGATGGCCTTGCGTACCTCATTGATCGACACCTGACCGTGCTGCTTGGCAATGTCAGAAGCGATAGTGCGGCAGTGCTCCAGGAAATCGGAGTCTCGCATTTCAAAGAATGCCAGCTGCGCGTCGCGCAGCATCTGACCGGTCATCATATGACACCCCCGCCGACTAAGATAACGACCATGATGATCATGGCTGTGATGGCTCCCAGGAAAAAGTCGTCGCTCATGCTGCACCTCGCTGCATTAGGTTGGCAACCTGGCTGGCACCCCACTTGGTACCGCCTCGAGGTGTCTGCACGCCGCGAGCTGTCAGTGCAGCTGCGATTGAACGCAGGCTTGTCGATCCGGTTTTGGCGATGATGTCTGCGATGATAGGCTGAACGCGCTGGGCAAACTGGTCTGCGCTTGCTTGAATGCTAGCGATACCGGCTGCGGATCCAGCTGCTGGGTTTGGGCTTCCGAGCTTAACGCCGCGAGCTTTGGCTGCCTGCAGTGCTGCCTTGGTACGGCGGCTGATCTCTTCGCGCTCATGCTGGGCAACCACTGCGCGGATACCGAACTCTAACGTGCCGGCGTGCGGCATGTCGGCTGCCACGATCTGGACACCAGAGTCACGCAGGGTCAGCAGGAAGGCTGCCTGGCGCGACAGACGGTCAATCTTGGCAATCAGCAGAGCTGCGCCTGTGGCTTTGCACATAGCGATGGCAGCGGCCAGCTGTGGCCGGTCGTCGTGCTTACCTGATTCGATCTCGGTGAAGCTGTGAATGATGCCGTCAGCGTAGGCTTTGACGGCTGCCTGCTGGGCCTCAAGGCCGAGGCCAGACTGACCTTGGCGCTCGGTGGAAACTCGGAAGTAGGCTACATATTTGCTCATGTTTACGCTCCTGTATCTCGGTGGCGGTGCGGTCGGTAGTGACCGTAGACAGAGACTCTCATATATCTCGGCGATATGTCAATAACCCAAACCAATATTTCTCTGTGGTATTTTTACCACTACCAACGCAGGAAAAAGCTGTGCTATCTTGCCGATATATTTACAGGGAGGTGTCTGATGGAGCAGGAATACAAGCAAATGCTTGTGCGCTTTCGCGCTGAAACCAAGGATCTGCTGGATGCTGCGGCTAGGGATCAGCGCAGAT